GCGTTCAAAAAACCTATAAGCGAATCGCGGAGAAACCTCCGTGGGTGTCCTAAAGAGCGAAGAAAAAAAAACCCACAACACTCTCTACAGAAAGAAAGGAAAGAGAACCAAACAGAAACTCTCACGACAAACCAAACTTTGCAAAAAAAAACCAACACTACTTCAATCAACACGTTCCACAGGACCAAAGAAGTTATAGTAGCTAGCCCTGTCCACACAGAACCTTGCAAGCGAACGGGCGCAACCATAAGGAACCACCTGCAACCCATAATACTGCTGCGCCGCCTCAGCTGCTGCATCCACCAACGCACCGTTGTCATAATGGATAAGGTCAGGTCTTACACTCTCCCAACGCATTGCCAAAGCATCCGCAGAGTTACCCATCACAACCGGGGTTGCCACAGACTGAATACGCGCCCAAGGGTCAGCAACAAACCACCATCTGCCCCACATCCAAATGCGAAATTGCTTGCAGAAATAACGCACATTGTTCGTGAAGAACTTCGCAGACAAATTAAAGGCCAGACCCATGTGTTCCACCGTGCCGTTCACATCCAATGGACCATCAACCTCCATATCAACGTCATCACCCTTCACATCCAACATAACCAACGCCTGTCGAGTCACCGCTGACGAATACACTACAGAGAAAGCCATAATCAAACCATTGCGAAGGAGTGTCTTCCAGATCCCCGACACACCGCCGAGTGCCATCGTAAGCACTAAACCAAACATGAGTGACACAGCTTTCTTAGATCCATGTGTTTGTCGCCAGACATCCAACCTTTCCTTGTTGAGACCAGTTCGCGCGTAGAACCTCAACTCAGCCTTCAACCCCACATTCTCCTGCGAGCGATCGTAGCTCTTTGCATCCACGGAATAACTTGTGGTCGCGACACGTGAAGCTCTCTCGGAGTTCAAGGAATTGTACCAATCCTCGTGCTCCTGCAAATTGAACTGTGCATTCACCTGAACGTTTGGACGAAGCATCTCGTCAAAACACTTCTTGAACCGCTTCGTCATCGCCGAATACGCTGCATTGATTGCCCCATTCTCAAGATACAGAATGGTCTGCGCATGATTCACCTCTAACAGCGCTTCCGACTCCCGAGAAGCCTTGACTTTTCCTTTCGCGATAAGCAGCCAACGCGTCAAATCCACCTCACCCTCCGAAAAGAAGGAATCCAGCAGCATCTCCGCCTTCCGCTCATCAATCACTTCCATATACTGTTCAATATCGGGAAGGTTGAATTCCCACATCCCCGTTTCCAGATGCTTTTCCAAAACCTGCGCCCAATCTTCACGGAAGCACACCGCGATGAACCTATCCACAACAAGATCAGGAAAGGTATCAAGATCCACGGCCCCCCGATTCGCAGGTATACCAAGATTCCTCTTCTTCAAGGCTGCAAACACACCTGCGTGTGAAGCCACCCGCGCTCCTTCAACACCCGCATCAACCTTCGGTCTGCGCACATACCTCTCCTTCGGTATCAACCGCCGATTATCCTTAATCTGCAACCCTCCTTCCAAGTTTATATCCAAGTCCACTTCCGCAATACGATACCCGGTGGACACAGCGTCACGTTCCATAGGACCTCCATTGATCT